TTAACTTAGCTATATCTTATCACAATTAATTGTGATTGTCAACAGATGATTTGAAAGTTTTCTAAAAAGCTTTTTTGTTATCATCAACTTCTTGACATTGAATACTTTATCACTATTTATTGTGATTGTCAATAATAAAATTAATTTTTTTCGATAAAGTTTTATTCACATAAAACCACATAACATAATATCTCACACCACAACACATAGTTTTTAATACTACTTACAAATTGCTCTGCTCCAGATGAAAAAACAATAGCTAATATATATCTATTAGCTATTGTTTTATCGAACAAGTGTTTGACCGGGGTAGCAAAAACCAAAATCGAACAAGTGTTTTTCTATATTTTCAATAGCTGATTGTTCCACACACTCACTTAATTTTAAAACTCTCAAAATCCCACTAAAATCAAGCAAAATCCCAAATTTTATCCATCAAATCCTTTATCGTACCCCATATCGCTCAAACCCACTAACCAAGCCACTTTCAGTCACTTCACAACCCAAAAATCAAACTCCTATCTTACCAAAAATCCATCCACAAATCCAGAATCTTCCTTATTTATAAGCACTTTTACCGATAACCATTTTTAATCCAGAATCCATCATTATAATCAATCACACAAATCACAACTATCTATCATCTACAGGGGCTACATAAAAACCACACCAGAAAACCCAAAAATTACCTATATACTTCACAAAAACAACCAAAAATCCAATACAACAATACCAAAAATATCCCATTTCTTATCTAACCCCTTTATCACGCCCATACACAGCCTTTCTTTTTCACCCTATCAATAACACTTAAATTCATTTTTACCCACCTAAATGCTTAAAATACAAGGTCAATTTTTCGCATCACCCAAAATTGCATTAACTATTTATATACATTCACATACATTTACTATAAATAATATTATCAATTCTCACACTTATATTAAAATCCACTTTCACGGCTCAAATTTCAATTTTACCTTTTACCCTAACAACTAATCACTTGATATATAAAAATTTAAAATCACTATCTAAAACTCATTTTTAACCCACAGATGGGGGTATGAGAAAACTATATACAAGCTCAAAAAGATATAGTATGTGCGTAAGCATAAGATGTAGCCCTTTGATAAGGGCGGTCTTTTCGCAGCGTTAGAAGAAAAGAACATCTTTGGGATAGACAATCGAAAAGAATAATTCAAAAGGAGAATGATATTATGAAGAAATCAATTTTATTTAAAAGAACAAGAGAATCTGTTGCCAAGAAATTATCTAATCATATTTATGTAGATATCATTAATAGCCATGATACAAAATTAATAATAGATAACTTCACATTATTAGAACTTATTTATATTGAAAGAGCATTAAAGAAATTGGATTCTATGTCAGAAGAAGAAATTCAAGAATTAAATGGAGAATAATTTCACATAGGTACATCGTATATGTACTCAAATAAAAAATATCAATCCAAAACACCATTTACCTAAATCAACCAATAACAATCAAAACAAAAAATTAAAGAGCTTGTATGAAGCGTAGCGAAATACAAGCGTAATAGTCTGTCTTATTAAATAAGCTATATATCTTCTTTCAGTTCAGTTGACCTACACAAAAGTGTAGTCAAAATTCTCATATTTTAAAATTGAACATACACAAAAGTGTAGTTTACTGAACGCTCGTAAAGGTGTTTCTCTTTAAATAGAAACAGAGAATAAATAAATATCACATATAAAGGAGGATTTTTAATTGCAACAAAAAATAGAATATTTTACTCGTTTCCCAAACGATTATATTCAAGGGAATATCAAAACCAAATACGGAGTTAGTAGAAAATTCTACATTACCTATATTCTTATAGATAAATACCGATCGTATGAGGACTATAGTTGGATTACTATTCGCAAGGTTATGGAATTCTATGGCTATAAAACAACTAAACATAAACCAAAAGCGTTTCATGAAATTTTGGATGTATTAGAATACATGATTAATAACAAGATGATTGAAGTAAAACAAGACCTTGATACTTTTGGATATGATACTGGCATTGAAATTAAGATAATTCCTGAAAATTTTGATGCAGTTGATAAGTTTTCAAAGATCACATCTTCTCAGCTTGATTTTATTATGATGAGCGAATCTAGTATTAATAAAGAGAATATATTAATGGCTTTTCTTTATATTAATTCGTATATTTTCATTCGTCCAAAAAATAAAGATAATGAAGAAACTATGTATAACCCTGAAACTAAACCAGAAGCTTTTTGGCGAAGTATAGAATCTATGTCAAAAGAACTCTCTATGTCAAAGGATACAATTAATCAATGTATTCAATATCTTACTTCCTCAATTGGTGACAAAGAACCACTTCTAATTAAAAAAGAGGTTGGTAGTGTTCAACCAGATGCAAAAAAGCCACCACAAAATGTACCAAATATATATGTACTTAATAAAGAAGGATATGAGCAAGAAATTGAATGGGCTATTGCTAAGATGTTGGAGATTTATAATGTAGATTCATTTGGAGAAATTAAAAACGGCAATTAAGAATAAATTTTAATAAAACCATTCCATAATAAGGGAATATATCAATGTAACACATAAGTATCACACTATAAAGGAGCGATGATATGAACAAAAAATTATATTTAATAAGGAGAACAAATATTTATGACAAAGGAAACACAGAATCATGTAATGACAAGAACTATGGAACTTAAGGCTCGCAACAAGTTAATCTGCTCACCATTGTTATTAAAATCAGGAGCAGATTTTGGGGGAACTGATTTAGATATTGTTGGAAGAATTTTTACAGATATTAAATTTGATCGGGACAGACAGAAGGAATGTAACGTTAGAGATACTAAGAAAATGGAGGAAATGGCTTAATGAAATACGAAATAATTGGAGATACATCAATAATAATAGATTTACATAATGGATATTCAATCCTTGCAATGAGTAGATGGAATAAAGAAGAAAGATTGTATAACACTACTTTATACCTCAAAAAGAATGACATAGATAGATTTGACCTCATAGATTTTGCTCTTAGTGTTGAAACAGACAACAAGAAAAGTTTGTGTATGGAAATTCTTAAGTATATCGAAAATACTGACTTTACTTATTACATTAATCGCACAAAATATGAACTTAAATGTTTTGAGCGAGGAAATGCCTTATATGAAAGAGAAAGATTAAATGTTGAGTAAATCAGATTATAGATATTTTGAAAAGGCAAAGAAAATAGCATGTGTCTCAGATTTCTATAAAGTACACATAGGATGCGTTGCAGTATATCAAAATAACATTATAGGTGTTGGTTGTAATACAAAAAAGACGCATCCTATTCAAAAATATTATAATCGTTTTCGCGATTCTTGGGATAATAATGAAATTAATCCAAGTTTACACGCTGAAATTAACTGTTTAAATTCCATAAGACATTTAGGCGTTAATTTCCACAAAGTTAAATTGTATATTTTTAGAAATCGAAAATGTTGTACTTTTGGTATGGCTCGTCCTTGTCCAAGCTGTATGGCAGCCATTAAAGATATTGGAATAAGCCATATATATTATACAACAAATGACGGATACGCTTATGAAAAATTATAAGAAAAAGAAAGGAATTTTTAAAATGGGTTGTGAATATTGTGGAAGAATTAATGGACATGAAACTGGTTGTCCAAATTTTGTGTCACCGAAAACTAATTTCAATTGTTGTTATTGCAAAGAAGGTATTTACGATGGTGAAGAATTTTTGTGTAACTGTGAAGGGCAATACATACATAGAGACTGTATTCCAGGTATTGATTTTGTAATCAATTGGCTTGGTTATGAAGTCAAAGAAATGGAAAACAGTAATTGTTTTGATTGAAAATAAGAAATAGAAATTTCATTTGGAGAATATATAAGTGAAACATAATAAATAAAAGATAAAAGGAGGATTCAAAATGTATTGTTTTCAAAAGAAAGATGGAACAGTAAAGAAATATTACAAAGAAGCTATCGACTACATTCTGACTGCAACAGTTCAAAAACATGAAATAATGATTGGAAGATCTGATGAAGTTGGAAAAATATATGAATGCTATACAACTAAAAGGAAAAGATTTTTAGAACCCAAACGAAACACAATTCAATCTAAAATCATTAATATATGTGCTGAATTTGGTTGTTATACAAATCCGTGGTATAGCGGTTATCAAGAAATTTCACTTGAATTGCATGGAGATAATGTGGAATTTATGCTAAATGAACTTAGAAAATATTAATAATAAACAACAGGAGGATTTATGGCTGGTATTAGCGTACCTCAATATGAGATTTTTAAAATTGGAACAAATAAACTAAAGTATTTTAATTGGGATTTACAGATTACCAAAGAAGAAGCTTTTAAATATCAGGAACTCATATCACTGTTTGAAGCCCAAGAGTTCCGCATAATGGCAAATAAGATTTTAGAAAAACCTATTTGGAGTATTGATTTTTCAAAGATATTTATGCAGGTAGTTGTTGATAAAAAATCTGATTTTGCAAGAGCGACTGGTAAAAAAGGCGTTACTGTAAATGGTGTTAATTATAAACGCTTTGTTGGAACTACTGGTGGATTAAAAAATAATACTCTTCTCTTCTGCAATTCACAATATATTGATGAATTAAATGAATTATGTGAATGCAAGAGAAATCCAGATACTAAATTAGTTCCTGCAAAATATGAAGCTTACAAAGCATTGACATGTTCTGCATCACAATCGATTTGTGATCCACATGGAATTTTGGTTGTAAAAGATTGTATTACACAATATTTTGCAGATGTTATATCACTCGATGATGGTGGCAATTCAAAAGAACCGACAAGAGAAATTATTAAAGATAAAGCTCTTGAAAACAATGTATCTGACGGTTTTAATCTTTGTACTATACAATATATGCAGCGAGTAGCTGAATCTTTAGGTATTGATTATATTCCTGGCGGTGTGTGCTTGAGAAACGCATGGCTCAAAGGAATGCTCTATCCATTCCCTATTTATGAATTTATTGAAAAATACAATAATGGTAATTATATGATTAAAGATATTTGGGGAAATATGCAAGATATTCGTCAATGTGAAATGATTATCACAGAGTCTTCTCTTAAATTATGGGGAGCGTATGATAATATTGAGCAATATGTGAATGCGTATAAGGAATGTGGATACGGATTTTCTGTAACAAAAATTTCACCACATGTTCTTGAAGAACAGAGAGAATTGAATTACCAATATCTTCAGTCTTATGAATTTACAGACGAAGATGTTGAGGAATTGTGCGCACCAACAATCAACTATTTAAAAGATGCTATGTGTGGTGACTACTCTTCTACTATTAAATTTCTTGGTATTAACGAAAATACTGATGTAAATTCATGGCAACGTGCTTTGTATACAAGTGAATATATGTTGGGAGATCCATATATAATTGACTCTGTACATAGATATATCAAGAAAAAAATGAATGATGCGAAGATTGGCAAATTATTTGTAAATGGTAATTATCAGATTGCAAGTGGCGATCCATTTGCTCTTATGCAATCTCTTTGTGGTTTGGAAGTTACAGGTTTATTAAAAGCAAATGAATGTTATTCAAAATTTTGGATTGATAAAAATGAAGACGAAATTGTACTCTTTAGAAGTCCAATGACAAGTCATAATAATATTCGAATGTGTAATATCAATAATTCGGATGAATGCCAGTACTGGTATCAATATATGAATACTATCATGATCATAAACGGTTGGGATTCATTTTGCATGGCTGAGAATGGGGAAGATTGGGACTCGGATCTGAACTTTTCTACTAATAACCCTATTATGAAAAGACGCTATAGATACTTACCTGCTATCGAATGTGTTCAGCGAAATGCAGAAAAAATTGTTGTTACTGAAGCTGCTGTTAAAAAGACAAATAAAGCAGGTATGGGAAATCAAGTTGGAACAATCACTAATTATGTCACATCTATGATGGAAGTTCAATCTCATTTCGAGAAAGATTCACCTGAATATAAAGAATTAGAATATAGAATAGAATGTGGTCAGCTCTATCAGCAAAATGAGTTGGACAAAATTAAGGGAATTATTGCAAAACCAATGGAAAGCAGTTGGTACAATTTAGGGGCTTGCGGAGAGAATAAATATTTGCAATCTCTTTGTGCATATAGAAAACCATACTTTATGATTTATGTTTACGATGAAACAAAAAGACAGTACAAGCAATACATTAAAGAAAGTAATGCTAAATGCTATGCTATCTATAAATGTTCTATCGAGGATTTACATAATAAAGATACTCTTACAAAAGAACAAGAAGATTTTCTTTTTTGGTATGAGAGAAAAATGCCAGTTGGTACAGGGAATTGTTCCATGAATCAGATTTGTAAATATGTTGAAAGTCAGTTAGATAGTTACAAATCTCAATTACATAAGGACTCTTCATTTGATTATAATACATTGAAGGTTAAAAGGCGTTGTACTGAAGAACACAGACAAGCTCTGCGAGAACTTGAACAATATTATTGTGAATGCATTAAAGAATATAAAAAGAAACAGGGAAAAGAAAAAGGAATACAGCTAAATAGAACTGATATCTTTGATAAACAGGATGAATTCGACAAATATTATCAACGTGCAAGTATGGTTGAAATGTTTAAGAAGAAAGCTGAAAAAATATGTCCAAATGATGATGAACGTATGAACATCATTCTTGATATGACTTATGGATATAAAGGTAATAGACAGTTTTGTTGGGATTGCATTGGAGAATTAATTATTAAGCGTTTAGAAGAAATGGAGGAAGAAGTTGTATATACTGAATGAAAAAGAATATATTAGAGAGATGTTAGCGTCTGGCAACAAACTAGACAATATCTCGAATGGATATCTGATAACATTGATTGCTAAGTATTATTTTGACAGAGGTAAAGATTCAAATATTTTAATTGATACAGTCAAGAAAAAAATGCTTGAATTCAATATTGAAGGATATCAAGAATATAGATATGCCAATAAAATCAAAAAAACATGTATTGATTTATATGATTCGGAATCTAAAAATCTCTTTAGGGAACTTGAATATGTTCCTATTTATGAAAAAGAATTAAAAGTTGTGGAGTCTCTTCCAAATGATCGCCAAAAGAAATTTATGTTTACATTATTTGCTATTGCAAGATATATGGATTGTGAAGGTTGGATAAATAAGAAAGACTCAAAAGGTCTTTCAGAAGTATTTAAACTTGCCAATGTTACTCTCTCATCTGATAAAAAGAATGAATTGTTGCATGATTTATATAGTAATGGCTATATTCATTTTGGAAAAAAGGTGAATAATCTTAATATCAAAATAGATTTAGGAGACACTGATGATGATATTGCCTATAAGGTAACTAAATTTGAAAATATTGGCAATCAATACATAGGGAATTTTAAAAAGGGTTATAAGCAGTGCGCAAATCCTGGATGTGGAAGAAAAATTAAAATAACCAACAATAGGAAAATGTATTGTTCAAAATGTTACAAGGAAATAAATGAAGCTAATGCAAAAGAACGAATGAAAAAATATAGAGAAAAGCAAAATGTTACTTTTTAGAAAAGTCTGAAAACCCTTGATTTACAAGGATTTTTGGCACATTTTTACGAAAAATTCGATTTTCTTAAATGTAGATATAGTGAAATATTTACGAAAATATGATACAAAAACGATTGTCATGGAAGAAACAAACCGACAATCTTTGTATGTCTGCTCTGCTGCTCTTTTGAGTGGCATTGCAGATTTAGAATGAAATCAGCTTTTCTTCTGTCATAAATAGAGAATATATAATTAGCCGAGAGGCAGTGATTTAGACATAATGGATTTTACTGTTATGTCATTGGTTTAGACCAGTGAATTATTTCGTCTAACATATGGATATATTTTAGTTGCTGTGAAGCCATGTGAAAAACTTGTGTATGAGTGTGAGAAACCAAGTGAGTTCAGCAAGCAAAAACTTGTACCATACATTTCTGTGGAAGTTATTTGAAGGCTATTGTCATTATGACACATGAGCCAAAGGCGTTTTCAAACAGAACAATTCTAAAGATCATTTCTAAGATTTGTACATATTCATATTGTACTCCTCTTCTTATATGTGTCGGTGACTGTGCTACAATTCTTGCAGCATGGTTGCCGATTATTCTCAAATATATTATTGCTGGCGAGTGAAACGGATTATCACGCATGACTCATTCTCATGAAATAACAGGTTCGACTCCTGTGTTTCAGCAACTCTCCCATTTTATATGGGGAACTGGTCGGTTTCGGATCAGAGGATGAAAATTCTAAGATAAGCATGGCGACATGTATAAAGTGGTTCTTATCGTATTATAAGGCTGCGACTGTGAAATACAGTTTAACGGAAAACACATAAAATCTACGCCCAACCTTCTATTCAAGGACAACTGTTGGCGAATATGGTTGATTGGTGGGTGTCTTGAAATAGGCACTGTAGTAACACAGAAATGTGGGTATGATTTGTGTACTATTGGTGGGAATACCGCAAGTATAACCGCTGGTAGGATTTTGGTAATATCTCTTAAGTTGAAAAACAGGGATGGAATCAAAAAGCAAGGAGATCGCAATCCGAGCAGGATGGTGATGATTGGGCTGTACTCAAAAGGTACGGATGATCAAATGTACACCTCATCGTCCATAATAAGTACATACTTTTGAAAAGAAATCAAATTATTTTAGGTAAATAATATTTAAAAAGAAAATTACAAAACAGCAAAAGTGTGTGCGACCGCAAAGAGAAAAACAACTTATTCACCTGTAATATGGTGACATATAGCACTCGCAAGGTGTTATATGAGAAAGTACAAGTACGTGCAACTCTAATAGGCTGCAACCTATGAATCTCGCAAGGAAGAATGTGCAGAAAGAAAATCTATAATACTTTGTGGTAAGAGTTTGCCAGTTATGTCAAAACTGGTGTTGTTGCTACCTACTGTCTAATTGGCAGTGTGATTAATTGTGTCCAACCACAATAGATGGTAGCGTATTGAGTCAAATATCTCAGCTCATATTAGGTAAGAGTCTCATACTTCGGTATGGGATTTTTTATTTTGGGAATTAGTTCAGTTTGGTTAGAACGCCTGATTTGGTTCAGGAGGTCGTGGGTTCAAATCCTACATTTCCAACTACTATCCTACTTTGTAGGAAATAAATCAAGAAAGAAGTGAAAATTATTAAGTACATTTCAAAAAATGAAATTGAAAAATTATTATTCGAAGGTGTAATTAGAAACACAAGACGAGGATATGTAGATCGCAGAGGCGAACATATTGGATATTACAAGACTTGTGGTGGAAAACGTTACATCGAAGATAAGTATGTTAAGTAGGTTCTGCCTATGAAAAATCGAATTGAATATAAAGGTTTTTATATTGACAAGACTGAAAATGGCTATCGTATCTGTAGACAAGAAGATACAGAAAAGCATACTCATATGAAAAATCTTAATCCATCATATAGACTTATAGATAATGTGCTATCAAATAAAATTCCTACTCGTTGTGGATGTTATTATTTAGAGTCACATATTCGTTTGAGTTATGATGAAGATTATATCAGAAAGATTCGTGAGTATATCAAAGTGAAACAGAATAAAAGTAAACAAATGTATTTTAATCCTGGCAGAAAGCGTTCTGGTGGGAATTTTTAATTTTATGGAGGATTTAAAGGATTATGGTAGATAGTAAAATTAAGAAAGCAACTGTTAGTGCGGCTAAAAAGAATATTACAGCAAGTGGAGTAAGAATTGAAAATGGAACTTTCGTTGACGATGAAGGTTCTATTGTAGATCGTATTGCTGAGAAGTTACCAGAAGGTACGACTATCTTTGATATTAAAATCAGTATTGAGATTTCAGATGAAGAGTCTGAATCTGCTGAATAGAGAGTAGGTGGATGTTATAACAACCTATAAAAGATTCGAGAATGAAACGGATGAGGAACTTATCTACAGGATATGCGAAGATAAAGACCAGATAGGTTCTTGGCAGAACGTTGCTAATATAATTAATGAGCTTACTAGCAATGATTATGGTGAAAGTACTTATCGAAAAAAGTATCAGGCATTTAAGAAGATGTTAAATGCAAATCAGTCTAAGTTTGTTGATTCCGATGCACAGTTAAAAGAAATCGAAATCCAAAAACGTGAATTGCAAAAAGAAAGAAATAAATTATATGCTACAAAAACAGAATATTCACGTCAAATAAGACAACAGAGTAGGTTTGAATTATTTTACGAGAATGTAGCGAATGAAATATCTTTATATGACGTTCCAAATTTTAGATATATTGATACTTTAAATCAGAAAAATGAATATATTTTATCTATTGCAGATATTCACGCAGGTGCAAATTTTGTAACTGAGACAAATGATTACTCTTTTGAAGAAATTACAAAGAGATTTGAAAAACTCTATACTGATGTTGTGAATTTTGTTTTAGATAAAAACATTTCCAATTTAAAAGTTTTATGTATGGGCGATGACATTCAAGGAATTCTCAGATTAAGCGATTTACAATTGAACGAATCTTCTGTTGTAAAAGCTACTGTTTTTGTAGCGAAAACAATTGCAAGATTTTTAAATGATTTATCGGAATATTGTTTTATTGATTATTATCACTGTCCTACTTCTAATCATTCTCAGACACGTCCACTCGGAACAAAAGCAAGTGAAATTGCATCTGAGGATGTCGAATATGTTATTTGCAACTACATTAAAGATGTATTAGTAAATAATTCTCGAATTATTCCACATATGAATTTTGGATATGAATATATTGAAATTCCTATTTTTGATTTTAAGACAATTGCAAT